GATCTCGACAGTCAGATCCCGGGCTGCGATTGTGATATTGCGATCAGGCACGCGTGACCCCGGTCTCGAGCAGGACGGGCCCGGCTGCGATCACGATCTTGTCTCCGCCCGAGGTTGTCAGGGCAAGGTCGTAGACGTAGGACTTCTGCGCAAAGTCGGTGTCCGCGGAGTCCAGACCCCAGGTGAACTGCCCCGCCGTGGCAGGGCTTTCGATCGTGCAGTCGAACGTGGCGATCAGCGCGCCGTTCTCACCCGGCTCTCGGATCTGCCCGGCGATCGTGCAACCGGTCAGGTTGTAAACACTGCCCGATTGCCGGAGCGTGCACAGGTACGGGCCGAACGAAAAATTAGTTCGGACAACTAGAGGCGTTTCGGGGATCTGGCCGATCTTCACCCGTGCAGCCTAGCATGTAAAAAACGGGCCCGGCACTTGAGAGGAGGTAGTGCCGGGCCCAGGAGGGAAACAGACATCGAAGCAGCGAAACGAGAGTCCCTAGCGCAAGATGATTAGAGACTATCGCGTGCGCCCGGTCAGGTCAAGCTCTGGAAGCACGGGACTTGCTGTGCACCTGCATTGAAAGTCCTGGCCCGGATGTGCGCGTCTGCCCTTGCCGTCCACGACCGGCGGATCGTTCCAAGAAAACCGCTTGCCGTCCAGCTTGAAATGGTTTCCGCCGTTCCACGCCTTGCCCGGCTTGGGTCCGTTCACCCCGCCCGGGCGCCCGCGCACGCGCTCATCTCGGCTCGTGATCCAGGTGTACTCAGTGACGCCCAGGCCCTGCAAGCGGGTCTGCGTCACTTGGCTGTTTAGTTTCAGAGTTTGGTCACGCGCGATCAGGTCCCCCCGAGACTTCGACACGTCGAACCTCTTCTGCAGGATCTTGCTCAGCTGCCGCACGTCCAGTTGCTGCGCCGTGGCCGCTACCACCTCGCGCTCGATCTGATCGAGGGTCTCAAACGACATCTTGCGAATCAGCTGCACGTTGTCTCGGGCGAACCTCTGGATCTGCGGGGCGAGCTCCCCGGATGCGCGCAGGTCGATCGAGAGCAGGCGGGAGAGGTCCTTGCGATTGAACTCGGCAATCTCCGCCCCGAGCTCGAGCAGGAAGGGCGAGACATTGGCGTCGGACAGGAGCTGGGCCAGCACGATGGCCAAGCGCTTGAATGTGCTCGAGTCGATCGCGTCCGTGCGAAGCTCGAGCTCGGCCAGGATGGCTCGCTCTACTAGGGCTGCCTGCTTAGCGATCCACGCTCGGTACTTGCGCTCTGCCAGGGACGGCAGGCGAGGTTTCAGGGTCGGACGCTTGGCCTGGGATTTCAGCCGGGCCCTCCGGGCCTGTCTCTGGATCTGGCTCAACATCGGTAGGCCTCTCGGTCATGATCTCGATCCCCTCGTAGCCGAACTTCACACCCTTCTCAAAGCGCAGGGCCAGGAGCTCGGTAGGGTCAAGCACTTGATTCGTCAGGTAGATCGCGTCCGTATCCGCCTGGATCTTGCCCATTTCGAGGGCCTCCTTGGCGGTCGGCTCGTCCAGCGGGCACCACTCGATCTCCCAGTCGCCTGGTTCGAGCCGGTTGGCGAGCTCTAGGATTGCCGGGCCCAGCTGGTCATCCTGCTCCGAACGAACCACGTCATACCAGTTGACGCGATCGCCCTCACCGGTAGCGTTCAGGCCCGCCGCAGAGGTGCCGAACAGTCGCGACACCGGCATCTCTGCCGCCACGGAGAACCGGGCGAAGGCCTGGTCAATCAGGGCCGTGACTCCGCCCAAGGCCGTCCGCTCTACGACGTCCAGGTCCTCCCCGTCTGCATCCAAGGGGATCATGCGCACGGCGGACCGCATTTGATCCATGAGGGTGAGACGGTCCTTGATCGTCTGGGCCTTGCCCGCACTGATCGCCTGGATTAGGCCCTTCATCTTGATCGTGACCTGGCTCAGATCGTTCAGCATGGCCAGGATCGAATCCCAAACAGAGTTCAGATCCTGCAGGGTGGGGTAGACAGCCTGTAAAACCGACATGTCGCACTGCTGCTCAGTCCAGATCTCGGGCGGGGTAAGGACTCCGCCGAACACGATCAGGCGGGACTTGTGGATCTTCGTGCCGGGGCTGGTCGACCCTCGCTTACGGTTGAGCCAGTAGGTCTCCGGCTCGCCGAATCCTGGTTTCATGGGGTCGTTTTGGATCGACGCTACCAGGAGCTCGGGGCCGGTCACTACCGTGGCGAAGGCCAGGGTCTGGCCGTCCTTGGCGGGCTGCTCCAGGTTTGTCCCGGGCAGGCCGAGCACGATCGCGCCCCGGCCGTAGACGCGGCCCCAGATACGGGCCTGCTTGACCAGGGTGTCGATCTTTAGCCGCTTCCAGAGCTTCTCCAGGGTCTCGGATTCGTCCTCCCCCCGGGTGAGCTTGTACCCGCCGCGCATTGCGTCCTTGGTAACAGACTCGCAGACCGCCCGGGCCAGGTCGTCCTGGGCATAGAGGTAGCCGCACACCTCCTGCGAGATCAGCGCGGACTTCCAGAAGGCGTGCGACTTGCGCTTGTCCCGGTCCGTGCCGATCCCAGATAGGGCGTTCTCCCACCCGTCCTCTCGGAGAACAGGGGTCACGGGATCAGCGGCAGGGGCTTTTTTACGCGGCACCTGGCCAGGATAGCACCTAGAGCGTGTCGATCCCAGCGGCCAGGCGCCCGCGGTATTTCTCCGCCACGGCAAGGGCGTGTTCGTGGTGGCGAGTGCCGAGGTTGAGGGCAGCTGCCCAGATCTGCTGAGCCGATCCATTCCCGCGCGACATGCCGTAGGCCTCGGCAACGGCAAGGAGCGATTCGCGGGTGGGGTTTGAGAGGTTCGTGATGGCTTCGGTGTTCGTCATATCTAGACAGTACAGAAGACCTAGCCCGGCGGCAACAGAATTCGACTCTGGTCGCGTACGGCCCGCATCACCTCTCCTATATCGATCAGAGTATCGGCCAGCTCTCGGTCGGTCCCGATCACAGCCCCTCGGGATACGATCCGGCCATCTCGTTCGACACGGAAGATCTCCTCCCCTCCGGGCGCGCAGACTACCATAGGGATCCGAGTCATGAGCTGGCCTTCCGCGCTTTCTTCCATTCCCTCATGTAGGCCCGACGCTTCTCGCGCACCTCGGGCCTCTGGTTGTACTCCCGGTCTCGAGCCCGGACCTCCTCCAGGTGCCGCGCGCGATAGGAGGCCTGCACTTTCGCCCGCTGGACTTTGACCAGGCGTTGCTGCCGGTAGGCTTTCTGCGCCGCTGCCTGGGCCTCGGGGCTAGCCACGCGCCCGCGCAGGCCCCCGAGCTCGGGCACAGACAGCGCCGCGAACATCTCGCCGATCTCGTGAAGGTCGGTGAAGGCCACTATTTCCTCCTGCCCACGTTCGCCCAGCCCGCCGATTCGAACACCTGGATTGTCACGTGGTATTCATCCCAGGTGCACACCCGGTAGGTCTCACGGTAGCCGTTGGCTGCCTGGAAGGTCAGCACGATCGGGTCTCCGAAGCGCTTCATGTCTCGTTCGTATGTCTCAGTGTTCGTCATGTCTAGACAGTACAGGTCCGAGCTCGGGCTGTCAACGCCCAAGTGCAAAGAGGCCGATACCCACGGCATCCCATAGGTTGTGCACAAGCGAGCCTCTGATCTTCGAGCTCGCCACGGCCAGGATCCCGAGCTCGGCCGGGGTCAGCTTTTTCTGTATCCGGGCGTGGCAGACCTCCTTGGGCAGGCTGCCCTTCCATTCGTGCGGCGTGACGAATCGGATCTCTCGGGGTTTCAGCGATCCTGCGAGCAGGCACGACGCAGCTGTCAGGTCGATCAGGTCGTTCGCCTGGGCGTCTGCTCGAGCGCCGTGCTGCCCGGGGTAGTGCACCATTTTCTCGATCACCACAGACTCGACACCGAGCAGGTGCGTATCCCGGCCCGCTTGCCACAGGTCGCGCTTACCGAACTTCGCTGCCTTGTCCAAGGGCAGAAGCCAGACGCGGACCAGCTCCAGGTTGTGCCAGGCTGCCAGGGACATCCCGACTAGGCCTGGGTCGATCGAAACGAGCATGTTACCCTCCGGCCGTTGTTATTTACTAAGTAACGCCTGGGCCGCCTGCCAGTCCAGGGCCTCGATCGCCTTGACCACACAGGCTGCCGTCTGCACGAGCTCGGCCCGTTGCTGCTCTCGGGTCTGCGCGTGCAGGGCCTCCCCGAGCTCTTCTAGTATGATCTCCCCGTGCGCCACGGTGCCGTCCGCTACGGCCCACTCATAGCGGGACCGGAGAGTCTGCTCCGAGGGCAGGTAGTGCCGACCGGGCCAGACCAAGGGGAGGTGCCGCTGGGCGCCATAGGTGGCATCCTGCCGAGCTCGCTCCTGGGCTACCTCGGTCAGAACCTCCAGTGTCGCATGGGGTATGATCTGCAGTCGCCTCGGGCAGATCCAATGGCTCAGCCACACGAGCCAGGTAGCTATTCTCATCCGCATGTCCAGCCCTCGTCTAGTTCGTCAATTGCAGCCCTGGTCTGGTCGCGCCAATCCTTGGGCAGGTCACCCACGGGGCCGTTGTACACCACGTGCTCGAGACAGCGCGCATGAGCAGTCAGCAGCGCGTTGCCGTTGCGCACCTCAAGGATCGAGCCGAACCGGGGAGGGTCGCAAGGCTCCGCCGTGTGCGCCGCGCGCACTGCCAGCCTGCTGCCCTCGATTCCGTATTTGATCATTACGTTTGCCATGGTTAGATCCTACTCTGTCTGGTCTGCGCGTGTCACGAACTTATGCAGGGCTTCGATGCCCGAGGATTTGCGCAAACTAAATCAACCGGTCAGAGCCGAAACCGCCTGCTCCAGTTGGTCTAGGTAGCCGTCCTCCATAACCCCGGCGATTGCCTGCGTACACGCGTCTACCTGATCGTCATGGGCGCCCATGGGAAATTCCAAGAACTCTCGCACGAGCTCCACGACCCACGGTTCGTCTGGTAGGTAGACAGAGCCCGCTTCAAACACACCCGTCACAGCGTGCGCCCGGGATTCCTTGCCCCCCTCTGGATTGACCGCTACCAGGAACGGCACCTTACTCTGCAGGACAGAGAGGACAGCCGAGCCGTTCGCCTTGTCCTCCACGAGCACCTTTGAGATCTCAGGCCACTTTGACAGCTGGGTCAGGATCGCGCGGCACGTGGTAGGTAGGTCGGCCTTTTCGCGGTACTGATCGACCAGATAGTAAGCCCCGCGCCATCGCGCCCAGACCTGCCCGACCACGTAATCGGAGCTCTCGGCAGCCTTGAAAGTGCAGTCCCACGAGGCCCAGAAGTAGGCTCCGGCGGGAATGTGCTTCCATCGGCGCTCGAGCCACGACCGGTGAAACACTGACCCGCCGTCAGGGGTAGGGTTCTGGTCGTACTGCGCGGCAGCCTGGACGGGCCCGAGCTCTTTCCTGCCCTTTGCTACCGCCTCGGGCGTGAACCGGCCCGGGGCCAGGAGCTCGCCTTTCTCCGTGCGCCAGTCCTCCCCGATGATCGTCCGGCAGTGGCGATCCGGGTCGTACTCCATTGGTAGATTGAGGTGGACGTACCCCTCTGCAATGCAGTCCGCGGCAAGGTCAGAATGGTGCAAGCGCTGCATGATCAGCACGCGCGCGAACCTCTGCGGGTCTGCTTTGCGCGTGCTGAACGTACCCTGCCAGAGCTCTCGCGTCTTTTTCAAGGCCTCCCGGGCCTTAGCCCCGCCCGCGCGCAAGAGCTCGGGCTTGATCGGGTCGTCGCAGACCTGGATGTTCGCGTGCCACCCGATCGCGCGGCCCCGGATCGAGGTTGAAAAGCGCAAGCCCTTGCCCGAGGTCCAGAAGATCGAGGCTGCGTCCGAGCGTTGCGACCTGCGTGCCTTCTTACCCTTCTTAGGCGCGTCCTTGGCCAGGCAGATCGGTGCCTTGTGCCCGCTGCCAGGGCCCCAGCGTTCCTGGTACCAGTCCGAGCTCACCAGTTCTTTCACCCGGGTAGCATCACGAATGGATAGGCTGCCGTCCCCGGACAGATTCATCCACTTCTCGCCGCCGTTGACGCAGGCCCAGTGCCAGGCCGGCCAGAACACGGAGACGATCAAGGACTTGCTACACCCGGGCGGTATATTGATTACAAGTCGGTCTATCTCGAATCGCGATACTGCCTCCAGGTGCTTGCACACGAGGGGGATGTGCGGGCTATCGACGTAGGGGGCCGATTCAACGTGAGGCCAGGCCAGCTTGACGAAAGCATAGAGCCCGCCGGTCTGAACCTCGAAACGATCCAGCTCGGCCAGGCTGTAGAGGGAGTGCAGGTAAGTCATAGCAACCCTAAAATGTCCTCAGCGTCTGCGAGGCGTAGCTCCGCCCCTTCCTCATCCACGCGGACGTGAAGTGGGGTGTGGCAAGTCGGGCACGTGCCTTGACGATCCTCACACCAGACCGGGTGGCGCGCACGCGGGGGTACGCCTGCGCAGTCTCTGTGCGCGTCATTGCAGGCGGGGATCGTTGTCACAGGCTCGCCGCAGAATGGGCAGTCTAAGTACATCACTGGCCTGCCGGGCAGTCGCAGATCTTACGCTTGCCATCCTGGGAGTAGGCCCCTTGGTCCCAGCACACCGAGCACTCGAAAGTCTTCGCCTCGGGCTCGGGCACAGGTGTGGTCCACCCGAGCCAGTTCGTTATCTTCTCCAGTGGCATGTCCGTAAGGACCTCCCGGCCCGAGACAAGGGTGAGGATAGTTAGGCCCCCGCTCCGGGCCGACACGGCAACGACCGAGGCCGGGGTGAGTACGTGCAACTGGCCGCTTGCGTCCGGGCCCAGGGCTGCGATCTTAGCCATGGTGCGCCCCCGGTGTTGCCGTGCGGACGAGCTGCCTGCACAGAGGCGTGGCGCCGATCGAGGCTAGGACTACGACTCGAGCCCACTCGGGCAGGGACAGGCCACACTCCCCGGCAGCCTCTACCAGGGCCCGGTAGTCGTGGCTGTCCGCGGCGCAGTGCAGGTAGGCTCGGACGAGCCCGCCGGGGCTGAGTCCTGCCCGGTTTGCATGGGTAGCTATGGCCAGGAGCTCGTCCTCAGACAGAGGGATCCCCGTAGGAGGCAAAGAGCCGCGCAGGCGCACGGAAAGTAGTCGATCGCGTTTCACTTGGTCTCCTTCTCGGCCTCTTCCATCAGGACAGCGGCGGCGCGCAATCCCGGATCCGTCCAATACTTCGTTCTGGACCTCGGGTGGACGTAGTTGCTGCGAGAGAAGACGGTAAGCGCGTCCAGTGCCTGCGTGTAATGCGACGCGTTCGCGCAAAAGCGCAGGAGATTGGCGTAGTAGTTACCGACCATGCCCGGATACACGTGCAGCTCGGCCACCTCGCGCGCGAGCAGCAATGGTTGCGGTTCCGAGCAAACAAGGACGTTGCCGTGCTCGTCGCACACCGAGACGCTCAGGAAAAACTTCTGACGTTCCATCACTCCCCCTTCGCTGCGCGGTAGTTCTCCAGCTCGATCCGCTTATCCAACAGGCGCGTTTTCAGCTGGTAAGCCTCAAGCAGCGAGTCGTACCTGCCGAAACCGTTCGGCGACCACCACCCGTTTGTATGCAGCTCAAGCGGAGCGCATTTCTGCAGTAGCCTCTCTGCACGTGGCAGGACGACCACGGCTAGGGCTGCGTCGTTGAGCCCGTCCAGGATGGCGCGCGCGAACTCAGGCGTGCTCAGCGCTGCGATTGTCTGCGAAATGATGATTGCCTCATACTCAGTGGTGACAAATCCGATGTCGGCCATGCTTGCCTCAAGCGCCTTCGCCACCCGCTCCACCAGCTCGTCACTTACTTTCACGATGTGCCTCCCTGATGCGTGCGGCGATGGCAGCGCGTTCCGAGACCGGAACGGCTCCTGCCTCTACCTTTTGCGCATCCAGCTCCCACTGCGGCACGGGCTTGGGAAACGTCGCGTCGATGAAAGCGACCAGTCGATGCACCTGGCCCGATGTGATGTGCGAGCGCCTCAGCGTGTCGACGATCACGCGGATGTCATCCGGCAACTCGCGCGCCTTCGCCGCTTCGGCCTCTTCGGCTTCGATGGCGTACGCCAGCTCTTCGCACGTGACTGGTCGCCGGCACTGAAACGCCCTGTCATGCAGCTCCCTAACCTTACTCATGCATCCCCCTTTGCCGCGCTGCTTTTTGCGCCGCGATGTAGGCTGATGACAGCGTCATGCCGTATGCCTTAAGCAGCGGAGACACGCCGCCTCCCGTTAGCGCAACTGTTCCTCCTTCTGCGTGCATTTCAGCACGGCAATAGCCGTTTCGCCCGACTGACCTGAGCATCTCCTCCGCCAAAGGCAGCACGAACTCGGGCGTGCTCAGGGCTGCGATGGCGGCGCGGGCCTGGGCGATCATGTAATCGCGGTAGAAGTCGTTTTGCTCTGAGAACGCAGGAGCCTCAGCTGAGTCGCAGTCAGCGTCATGCATGGCCGCTGCCACCTTCTCCACCAGTTGCTCATCCATTGCCGTCCTCCATCGCCTTGCGCGCTGCTTCACGGAGTTGTGCCGCGGTCACAACGAAGCTCGCGCGCTCCCATTCCTTCGCCAACTCCTCGACCCACTTCGGAAGCGGCTTGACCGGCTTCGGGGCAAGGCGGTCGAGTTCTGTGAGAAGGACGCCAACCTCGAAGGTGGACAACTGCTCGCCGGAACGCAGCTTTTCCACGACCCCGCGAGCTATCGGCGTCAGCAGGTCACCGACTGGCTTACTGTCTATGGGCAGCAGCGTGTAGTCGTCATCGTCGTAAGGCATGGTTGACGCGTCAACGTCGAACCTGAGGTCGTAGCGGTCCTTTCCGAGATCTGTCTTGTGCTCGACAGCCCCGCCCCGCTTCATGTGCTCGATCGCTTCTTCTTTCGTGGCCATGTTCTCACCTTCCTTCCAGCGACTCAGGATCGCAGTAGCCCCACGGAATGAGCGAATCGAATATGTCGTCGTCTTCGACGCGAACGAAGAACAACTCGGCTTCGATAATGCGCTGCCGGCCGCGCATCATCGGCGAGTGAGACTGAATCGTCATGCCGGGTTGAACGCGCGCCTTCTGCTCGGCTGACCATTTGAAATCGGCTTCCATCACGCACCCACTTTCATCGCATCAATCGCCATCAGAATCAGAGCCACCCGGTCATCAGCCGGCATCGTCGCGAGGTCCCACAGCGTGCCGAGCACAGCATCCGCCAAGAGTAAGGCTCCGTGCAAGCGGAATAGTAAGATTAGGAGGGTCATCGCGACGTTCCTTTCTCGTCTTCGACCCACGCCCAGGTTCGCCTCGATCTTACATGTCCGACAGTGCTTATCGGTAGCCCATGGCGCTCAGCGATCTCCCGAAGCATGCCCGTGTCGCGCCTGAGCGCTCTGACCATGTCCTCGTTCAACACGGCCTTGTAAATGGCACGCCCTCTGCATTGCGTGCCGTGCGTCGCCTTGTCGCGAGAGTTCTCTAACGGCGTTCCCCACTGGAGGTTGCTTGGGACGTTGTTCGTCTTCGACCCATCCATGTGCCTGCACTGCATGCCTTCGGGACGCGGGCCAACGAATGCTTCGAGCACCAGATCGTGCACCATGCATGACTTTTGGCGACCGTCGCCTCGCTCAAGCGCTACGCGATTGTAGCCATCCTTGTCGGCGATGAGCCGCCGCAAACGTGGCTCAGTTCTAAGCCCACCTTTTGCCTGCCTGCGCCAGGACCTTACGCGTCCAGCGTCACTAACTTCGTAGTGGTCGAACCCAACGACCGCGCGCCACTGCTCTGTCATCTTTTGCCTTTCCCGGCGTCGATCGCTGCGGCCAGTTGCAAGCACGCCGCGTTGAATCGCTCGCCGCTTTCGATCTCCTGCGCCGTGTAAGCTTTGCTCTTGTCGATCTCGCACGCCTTCGAGCGCCAGAACTCTGCAGAATCGTCGCGCTGCTCATCGGTGTACTGAGTGGGCCCGAAGTCTGCTGACCGCCATCCTTCCATGACTTCGTCAGCGCGCGGATCGTAAGGACCATAGAGACCCATGCACCGCTCTTGACGCTCGAGCTCCGCGAGAAGCGCGTATTCCTCGTCACGCGTTCTCATCGGCGCCACCCCTTGCCTTGAGGCTGACTCTGACGGTCGCGGAAATTGTCCAGGCCTGACCGGTAGCTGCCTTCGACCTCGCGCACTACCGCGTTTTCATCCCGGCCGATGCGCCACGTAGCGCCCACGTTTCCGATCTTGCTCTTCACCAACTTGCACGTGATCTCAGCACCGTCCGCTTCGTCGTCTCGCCACATGACGATGATGGCTTCCGATGCATTGGTAAGATCGCGTGACTCGCGTAGGCTGTGCTTCGTGGGCTCCTTCTGCTTATCGGCGTCCGACGAAACGGTTAGCTGCGAAAGCAGGATGTAGGGCACGCCCAACCTCTGAGCATGAGCCTTGATGCGAGCGGCCACCCATCGGATCTCGTTGCGACGGTCCTGCTGAGACTTCGATGCCTCGATGGCCTGGATGTAGTCGATCGCAATCAGCCGAGCGCCACGCGCCACCATGCGCGACATCTCGCCGCACACGTCCATCTCCGTGCCGCCGACGGCGAACGAGAACAGTAAGCTCTTCCCGAGTCGAGCTGTCATTGCGTCGAGCGCTCGGATGACCTCGTCTTGCTTGTGCGCTGGTACCTGGCCCGTTTGGAGCTCGCGCGAGCTGAGCCCGCGGGCATGAGCGGCAATCAGGCGAGGCGTGATGATGTCTTCGGGGTCCTCGCAGGAAATGAACCCGCACGGCGTGCCGTCTGCTGCCGTGTTCGCGAGCAGCTCCAAGGCGTAACCCGTCTTACCCACGTTACTGTCTGCTGCGACCACAATCTGGCTGCCGGGAACCAGCGGGCCGACGGCGTTCCCAAAGATGGGCATCGACACGCTCACCCGCCGCGTGGTCAGAGCGTCCTGCAAACGGCTCACAAAGCGGTCTGCAAGCCCGTGAACGTCGTGGACGGTGTCTGACCCGTCCCGGACGACTGCGGCCCTCTGAGCGGCGTCCAGGGCCGCTACAGCCTCGTCTAGCTCCCCGGTGTCAGCCTTGGCCGCGGCGAATAGGGCCTGCTCCCGGACATCGCGCAGCCTGCGCAGGTGCCTGAGGCGGTCGTGATCGGGCGGGACCTCAGCGCGGTACGCAGCGAGCTTGGGCGCCAGGTCTCGAGCTCGGTCCGGGTGCGTGACCGCGGCGACGATGGCGTGATGCGTGACGGGCTTTCCGGTCTCGTGGAGCTCGGCAGCGAGTTCGAAAATCGTCCGGCATTCGTGGTCTGCGAAGTCCTCAGCGACAACGCCGCGCGATGCGAAGCGCCCGAAATCATGCAGCGCAACAGCGATCAGCGAGCGCTCGAGCGCCAAATCCGTGAGCGGCAGGAGCTTCACGCGCCCTCCCGGATCCGGTAGACCATGGCCGGTGCGGCGGGGGCGGGCTTAGAAAGCGTGGTCTGTTGCAGCGCAAAGCCTAGTTTTTCAGGCTTTTCGCGACGGGTGCATGCGTCTACCACCAGCGACGCAAACGCCGCGATCACCTCATGAGCGTCCGAAAACCAGCCATTTTGCAGGCCGTCTTGCACAGTCTGACAGCCGTCACGCCACTGCGAATCGGCGGCTTTCTGCGGGGTTTCGTGGCGCGCGAAGAACTCAGCGCGCACGGCATCCTCGAGCGGCTGGCGAAAGCGGGATGGGCTGCGAGGTGCGTTCTGCGTGTTGTCCGGGGTGACTGCCGCAGGCTCAGAGGGGGGCGCGCTCGCGCGCGTCTCTTTCTC